TTTGGACATCTTCGGTGTAGCTAACATCTTTACCATAGCGTGGATCTGACATAGCAGTAACTACTTCTGCTGTAGATCTGAATGGTGTAGGTCCACTTTGAGAAGCACGACCTGTAACTAAACTTGGTTCAACACCCATAGCGTTTTGATACTGTGTGTAAAGTCCTTGTACTGCCATTTTAATAGCTGGTGCGTCTGCTGTTTCAGTAAGGTTTTCAAATGATTTAATTTCTGCTGGTGATAAATTAGATGAAGCCCATTTTTTCATTTGTTCATAAGCTTCATCACCACCAATAGAATCTTTTATATCTTGTATTTGTTTTGCAGGTATGTCATCTGCTTGACCATAACCACCTCTTAGTCCATCAAGGTAAGTGTCGATTACCTGTTTAGAGAAACCTGCTTCTCCAAGCTTTGCATAATCATCATCATTTATCTCACCTGTCTCTTCAAATCTACTAGAGATTTCTTGTGGATCAATACCAACTTCTTCTAAGACAGAAGCAAGGCCATCACCATAAAACTCTTCTGCATTAAATTCAGTACTGTCAGTAGTTTCTGTTTCTTCTTCTGCTGGTGGTTGATCTTCTTCTGTTACCTGTCCTAGCTTACCTTCAAGTTCTTTATAGCTGGCAGCAAGATCTTCTACTGATTTAAACTTTCCAAGTATAAGACCGTTATCATCAGTTTCATTTTTAGCTAGTGTTTCTAAATCTTGTTGAGACATTGGTGGTGTCTCTGAAACATTTACCTGGGATGAAGTCATAAAAATTTATTAGTTATAGGTCATTGTACGTCCATTCTTGGTTTGCACCACCCTTGGTTTTTTAGGAGCAGGGTTATCATTAACACCTAATTTACTGACAACAGCTTTTGCTGTATCAGTTTTAGGTTGATCAAGCTTCTTGCTCGGCATTAGTTTCCTCCGTTAGTTGTTGTGCTTGTGCATTGTTTTTAGGATCAAGTAATGGTGATCCAAGAGCAGCAGGTCCAAGACTTTGTATAAGCTGTTGCTGTTGCATAGCTTGCATCTCAGCTTGTATCTCTTCTTGTGTCTTCACTAGGTTAGCAGTATCTATTCCTATAGAAGTTGCCAACCGTTTTATAGCTTCGTCCACGTTTACAAACTGCCTCATAATGTCTGGACCTAAAGCTTGACTTACTGTTCCAATAAATTCAATAAGCTTATTACGATCATTACCTCTACCAAGACCCTGCACACCAGTAACAATCTTAGGTTTGACTAATTTTTCTGGAAGCTTCGGTGCTTTGCCAGACCGGACAAGCATGTGCATCCTACGTTTTAAATATGGTAGTTGAAACTCCTGTGTAAGGATGCTGTATATGCCACCAAGACTGTTCTCTAATTCATTAGCCATCATGGTAACTTCTGCTGCTGTTACTCTTTCTGCATCTCTCTGAACAGACCTTGCCATGAGAAAAGCATATTCAAGTCTACCTGTAATAGTTTGTATAACAGCTTGAGAAACACTGAAGTCAGCAGCCTTGCCTACCTGCATTACAGATATATCATTAGCACTACCTTCTCTTATTGCCCCATTGGGAGCTTGGGCTAGTGTTGCTGCTCTGGTTACACCATTAGGATTTACAAGGAATATAGTCTTAGCTGATGCAGCAGCACCTTCTATGATGGCTTGCATCAGAGCTTCTAAACTAATCAAGTCTCCTCTGTATTCTTCTACATATCCTCTACCATAATCTTCTCCATCAATACGAACAAACCTAAGTGTTATCCAAGGTGATACATCTACCTTTGATCTGCCATCAGTGCCAGGTATTTTTTCTCCCTTACATTCCTGATACCACATAAAATCATCATTAACTCTCCTGACGTATGTGTATATATCAAGGTCACTATCCATTGTCTTCTCGTCATAGTTCTCTTTCTTCTTGATCTGTTCCAAGAACTCTGGTGACAGTGCATTAGGGCTTACTGATTCCTGTGTAATTATTTCCAATACATTGCCAACAGCATCTCTTTTACATACAAACTTTGATAGTGGATATACTTTCAGTCCGTCATCTGTGAGATAGAGAAGAA